CAAAAACACATGATTCTAGCTAAAACTAGAAGCATATCTAACGCGGTTTAAAACGCCTACAATAACATCAAATAAAGAAGAAACTCACTATAGGCCCTCAATGGCCAATAGTAAATAAATCAAAGATGTTAAAAACGTAGGATTCCATCGAGGTAAGCGTAAAATTCATCATACAGACTTAACTGCATGAGTAAAAACCACAACACTCGGAATTTGCTGCGTACAAACACAGCAATAATTAGGACTAAATAAAAATAAGGTAACACCACTTGTCCAAGGTGGTAAGAACCATAATATATAAACAAAATATACAAAGAAAATAATAAGATACCCTTTTCAAAGGGGTAAATGCACGTTCATAAAATGCAACCGAACGTACAAGGTTTAAGTAATACCAACAAACAAAGGTGGAGCAGCTATAAAGTAACTAAATTGAAAATCGTCCCTAACAGAACGAAGATAATTAAAACTAGAAGCGTTAAGACCCTCAGAAACAAAGGTAAGTTGAGAAGTAGGAGCGTCGGCCAAAGCAAAACCAGAAGAAACATTAGAAGTATCTAACTGCACAGTAGTCATACGAGTTTGTGAAAAGTAAGGAACAACAAAAGACATATAAGTATTGGCAATAGACCAAACAAAAGGATTATTCTGATTAGATGTCAGAGAAGACGCAGAAAATTGAGGAGCAGAAATATTAAACTGAGCAACGTCAACGGGGTGAAAAGAAGATGTGTTAACAACGGTATTGGTAATAGCAGCTCGTAAAGAAACAGCATTATCATTAACCATAGCGACACGCATCCCTCCACGATAAAAGCCGTACATAGCAGCAGCTAAACAAAAGAAATCACCACCAGTAGTAATAACAACCCCAGAACTATTACTTCCCACAATACCAGAATACCAAGGCCAAACAATACCATTATGATTCGCAGCGAGGGTGTTGGGATAAGACAACATAGAATAGCGCTGAAGCAACTGCTTAATAGAGCAGAAAAATTCACCGAAACACTCATCAGCAGGATGAGGTTGTTTAGGCGGAACTTCCTGATCACCAATAACAGTATCTAAAACAGGCACAGCATGCGCCTTATACGGAGGAAAATAACGTCCACCGGAATCAGCACCATTAAATTCAAAATCATCACCAACACTCCAAAACATAAGGACTTCAATAGCCGAAGTAACAGTTTCAGGAGCTCTAAGCTCATTCAACACAATAACATCCAATCGGCCCGAGTAACCACCAGAAGTGGTACCAAGGTTAGAAATGGGTAAATAAGGTGAAGTAATGAGATAAGGCAATTCTAAAGTAACTTCGTCACAAAATCTAATATCAACTATCTCTCTCAAAGAAAGAATAGAAGTATTCAAATCAGGAGACGTAATACCAGTATGTCCAGGAGACCAAGTAATCTGCAATCTACCTGTGTGAAATTGAGTCTTGACAAATTTCATCCTGAGGCGTATGGAACCACGCCAATGGGAGAACATCTGCGACAAAGCATACACAGGAGCACCCTGCCTCCATGTAGTAACATGAGCACCATCAGTAGATGTGCCTTGAAAATACAAAGAGGTAGGGGAAACATACATAACATTAGTCGTAAGAGAAGTACCAGAGGTAACGGAGTTTGACCAAGACAAAGAATACGATGTAGGAGTCCCAGGCAATGCTAGTGTCTCAACTTTCTTAAGAAACTCAAAAGACATTTCATCTTCATCACGAAGAGAAACATCTTCCAAGACACGAAGAACATTATCACTACGCCACGTTAATGGAAAAGAGGTATCAACCCCATCACTAACAGTCTGATATCTATTAACCTGCTCATATGTATATATGGGTGCCGTTTGCATAACGGGCTTGGAAAAACCAAACCAGGATGCAACACCAGCAGCCAAATCAGCAGCCCACGCAACAGGAGCAGCGTAAGTACTCAACATAGGAACAGATGAAACAGCATCAGCAATATTAGAAACAGTACGCAGAGCAGAAGAAACTGGACCCCCTCCCATTATAGCTTCAGCCTCAGCCTCGCTCTTAGAAATAACCTTAGAACGAGGCCTCTTGGCCTGGGCACACAATGGAGCAGCTAACTCAAAATCTTCAAACGACAGATAAAGAGAAACATCCGCCGTCTGCTGTCCACTCGCATCTACAGCCAAAGGTGACAATACAGAAATATAAAAATTGCCCCAGTCATGTATCGCTGCATGGATCTCAAACCAGTTGTAAGAGTTGACATACGGAATACGCAACTCTACTGCAGAATCTCTACAATCAATCGCAACAGAAGGCTGTTGCACCTTAGCAGATAAAGAAGAATTATACATAGCTTCCGTACCAGAACTACGCTCATTAACATTCGGCAAAAAATGTAATAATAGCATCCCAGCCTGGAAGGGAGTAGCATTCAATACCAACTTAAGCACAGCAGTACCTCTACACAAATTAAAACCTTGCAGTTTATTCGCCCACTCAGTAACAGAAGCCAAATATGACCCAATACTAGGAGTGGAAGAAGAAGACAAGATGGTATTTGCAGTATCAGTTGCATGCCAAGTAGTCTGATTGATCAAATGGGGTTTAGCCATAAAATCAACAATAGATTGATAGTTACCACTATATCTGTCGTCGGGCTTCTTCATACCAAAAGAAACGGTAGAAGAAATGCCATCATCAACAAAAGTAGTAGTAACTGCCTGTTCCATCGAAACAGGAGCATCCATACGAATCTCGTACGTGTATCGTCGGTTATCATTCTGGTCCAACACCAAAAGGGGGAGCGTATCCGCCACGATATGCTCTAAGCCGTAATCCCTATGGCTCGATTGTTTGTAGTTGTACTCTTTCATAGTATATACAATATCAGTTTGTGACATGATAAGTCAGATCTTTCAAAACAAGCAGTGTGATATTTTAAGACCTCACAAAGTCCTCCTTTTTACAAAAGGGTAAAAATTAAATATACTTCACTTCAGACTGAGAAATAAAGTAAAGACAAGATTTATAATCAGATCTCTCTATGCTGCCACCGTAGTACTTAGTATAAGCCGAAACTATACCAGGCACCACCTCAGCAAACCTAGAGGGACCATGAAAAGAAAACTCATCAACTACGGATTGAACAACATCTCCAATATTCGCCTCATTACAAGACGACCAATAGAGAGAATTAAACAATGAATCCTCATTAAGGGGCGCGACCATACGGCCAAGCTCCTTACAAAAGAACCAACGTCTTTGCTCAAATGTTACTTCATCCATAGTTCTAAGCGGCTTGACATCCTCCGAACCTTTAGTATCACTCGTATAAGTAATACCAAGTTCAGAAAACGCCCAAGTCATCCGCTGGTGGTCTATATGGTCTAAACCTTTCTTAATCCCAAACACGTGATCATCACCCAAAGTGACGGTACGTATATTGGACTCAAGCTCACGCAGATTCAAAACATCACCTTCTTTAAAAGCAAGATGATGTACACCCTTAGTTTTCAAATAGCACATAAGATATGCATATCGTAACAATACACAATCATAAATACTATTACCAACCAAGGTACTAAACCTACCAGAAGCAAGACCAGAAAACCACCAATACACCACTACTATACCCGAAAACACAGCGGCATGCAAAGATGTAGACATCGCAGTAATAAAAGCTAGAAGACCAAGAGAGGCCTTCCTACTAAGATTGTACATTATAGCACTATAAACAGCATACAAAACCATGTACGCTATAGAAACAAATGCAGCACCATCCCAGTTCTTAACATCACCAGCAATGATATCATATCCATCAAAGTAATGATAAAAGACATCCCAATCAGCAGAACAAGGATTAAGCCCTACGGCAGTCCCAGAGAAAATAGGTTTCTCCGATACTACGGCAACGGCATAACCAGTCCTGCATTTTTCCTCGGTAAGATCATCAACACCAATACCAGAAACAAGACGCAACTTTCCAAGAAGTACTTTTTTTTCCGGCAGCGTCTCATCCTTACCAAAATCTTTAGCAGGATGCCTAATAACCTCACCAAGATCGCCTCTCTCCATGTTATCTCTAACAGAAGAGAACAAATCTTGACAATACTGGTTAGAAATATCATACTCAGGAGCAGTACCAAAAAGCATCTTTTTGGTAATACCCTTAACCTGATATTCATAACCAACACTAGTATTTCGAGGCGTAGAATCAACATAACCATTACCAACAGTAACTTCCTCTACAGAAAACTGCTGTGGTGATACATGGTCAGTATCATAAAGTACAGGCAACAAAGTCAACAAATACATCATAATAGCCTGGAGCATAAGATAAGGATTATATGCGCCAGTGCTTTTACAATATTTGTCACGTGCTAAATACATAGGATCAATCTCCGGTCCATCTTCATAGTCAAAGGGCATCTGCATTGCAGGATACTTTTTAACTTCTGAAAACAAACCAAACATCTTGGTCCTCTTATACGCCGTACTTTGCGTTTGCGATACAGGCTCACCTATATAGCTAACAAGAAATTGAGGAGGCAGAGCAGAACAAGAAACATATGGATTAATCTCAAGATCATCTTTTAAAAGAGGACCATGATACTCCTCACAATTCTTGATCATATGCTCAGCCCACTGTCTACTTATTGGTGAACAAGCAGACCACAAACCTTTCTTGCCAGCAGTAAGCATGCCCACCATATGCCAGGTACTCGCATAACGAGTGTCAGACACAAATGCAATACCCCCACAGTCACCTTCCTGAGTAGTGAGATCAATGGTATAAGCTTTATACTCATATTGATCCCCAGAAATACCAGGATAGGCGGCCATGGAAATATCTCGAATAGGCCTAGCTACCAAAATGCGCTCAACTTTAGGTTTACCATTAATCATGTTGACACGAGTAATGGAAACCAAAAGATTAGCACCAGCTGGCAACTTGACATCCACATCAACCATATATTTAACTATATTTTGATGCGAATGCACATTAGACAAGCGATGAAAAACATACAATGATCTATCAGTAATGCCACTTGCATCAATCCTCACATACCGCGATAAAACGGCAGTAAAAACATCACGTGAGTAACTATACAAATAAAAAGTGAAAGCATCATCCTTACGTTCTAACGCCCTGATGGCCTTCTCAAGATGTGTAGTCCCGAGAGCCATACGACCCGCTATGAATGTAAGTGATTGAATCCACATCCACTCGTCTTTCTCATCCTTAACAAAAATACCATACTCATTATGTTGATGGATCGAACGAGCAGCTTGTAAAGCCATCTTATTCAAATCCATAGCATGCGGAGCGTATGGTATCTCCGTAACATCCGGAGCCGGGTGCACAACCACAACAGGAGGCTTCTTAGTACGAAGCCTAACACCACGCAGCCTAGCACCACTCCGAGCAACAAGAGTATCCACAACAAATGCAGAAGCAACAACACCGGGCAAAAGAATCAACATTTGCCTAGTCCACGCACCACAAAAGTTAAAAACACCCTGCCAAGTATCAGATAATGTTTTAAGATTATCCTTAACTTCCATGTAACAAAGATCCCTAATGGTTTCATTGGATAGTCCCATTGCTGTTTTAACGTCAAACTTACGAAAGGCGTTAAACACATCAATAAAAGCTAATCCATAACGATGAGTTGCAATCCTAACACGTATATAATATATACGCATTAAGCGACAAATCACTTTGAAATCATGAGGAATCTCAGTAGGAGAAGCCTGCTTCCACAACGAACTCTTAAAGATCTTTTCTTCGATGGTACCATCCATCCACATATAAAGATCTTTCATATGTTCAGTCATAAAATCAGCCCATCCAGGATCTTGGGAATATATTTTTGTCCACCACAATCCATCTATCATACTCACGTACCAATAGGGATCGCGGGGTGTAGACATTCTATATCCAAACATACCTCTATAGCGCTCATTAGCAGCATCGAACTCTTCATCCGCGTGCTGCTCCTGAGCTCTATACTCTGCCATCTTCTCCTGAAGAAATCTTCTAAGACCTTCTTCCTCCATATGTGGTTTATACTCCATCAGACCATCTTTGTCTCTCAACGAAACATCAAAGTCTGCACGGGTAATACCAACAAGAGGATTAAGATCGGGGTCATTCATAGAGTGAAGCATTTCATTCATCCTAAAAACTTCAGATTCTTGATGCGCTAAATAATAACGCAACACATAAATCATGAAATCTTTAAAATTATCAAATGCTTCAATAACAGTGTCATCAAACACATTCTTTATCAAGAAGTCATAAACATTGAGATTTAATTTATTGCGGTCAACCTTGGTTTTATCCAAGGTATAACCCCAATTTTTATCAATCTCAGGTCCATCCTTCTTAATAAAGGTCTCCTTAATGCATATTTGCACACACAAACCGAGGCGGTTTAAACCAGCCTCAATTTGATATATCCAAACATCATTAACATCAAATTTTGCTCTATTAGTACTAAGCACCATCAACTCCTCTTCATGAAAGCGAGTATTCTTCAACTTAGATTCAGAACAATTAATGGGAGCAGCTACATTATTAACCATACTTATGAGTTGCCTCATAGGGCACAGTTCAGCTGTAGATGCCTTCCGAGTTTGCATGAAATCATCATAACCCAAGATCTTAGTCTCAGGTTGCATGTTATCATGAAACTCGCACTCAGCCCAAAAATGTATGTAACTATCTGAATTCTCTAAAAAGTCGTCTACTTGGTCTTCACCAACAATAAACGGCGCTAAAGCATTCATAATCACACGCATCAAAGGGGTCTTGCCTATTGCAGAAGGTCCAAATAACGTTATGACTGCAGGACGCAGACGATAACTATTATTCTTCAAGCCAAAACAAGCAAGAGCTTTCTGAAGCTCATTGTGTGTCATTCTCAACACTCTAATCTGACTATGGTAAACCGCGTTATCACCTTTCGGTCCAACCGCTTTTTCCAAAGCGAGCAGACATCTAGATGAAATACGAAACGCAGTCAGATCTGAGGAGTACAACTTCTTTGCACTCGATATTTTATCTTGTATATCTGAAAAACAATCCATGACTTTATAGATATCCGGAAAATCAGAATATGATTCCCTAAACATCTGAAAACCAAATGGAGAGCCTAAAATCTCTATAATCCTACGAACAAGGTCAACCATACTAGTAATAGTAAAGTCATATCCATTCATAAGCTGTTTATAGAGTTTACAAGATGACATAAATGTATCCAAATTTCCATCAAACTTTCCAAAAGACACATATGTGATCACAAACTTTGCGAAAACTGGAATAATATGTCTAGTTTGAAAAGAAATGGACTCCATAATAGGAATAGCATGTGCAGAATAGTCAGCCTCAGGTGATAAAATCCAAGACTGAACTAAAGGCAACACAGCTAAAGCTATATGGGTAGCAACTTCAACACCATGCATAGCGTAGAGCATCATTCTAAGTTCAGACGAATCCGAACTGAGAACAATACCCCACTGCACGGCACATACAAGCAACTTAACCTTCCAATCAAGCTCATACTTTGCAGCAACAGCACCAATAGTGGCAACCGCTACAGAACAAAGTATTTGCTTGACCTTAGGATCAATTCCTTCAGAAAACAACTGAGATAAACCATCCATACCAGGAAGTACAGATGATAACTTACGAATAAAATCAGAAGCAGAAGGGACCGCAAAGCCCGATACTGCCTCCGAAAGTTTCTTAAGTAAATCAATAACTTCTGAAGGAAGAGAATGCACGTGTTTAATAGCACCATCTTCAGTAATGGAATCAAGTGACGCTTTAAACGAGTCTGCTACAATAGTAGCAGCCTCTTTTACAGCATCACTTGCTTTCCCTGTACCAATAGGATCATCTCCAACAATCCTATCTACAAAGCCTTTAAACATAAAGGCCTCATACTTAGGACTATCAACAGATAAAACAATGCTATCAACACTCTCATTATAACTCTCAATCTCTTTAGAATACTCTTCCAAGAGATCAAGATTATAATCCTCATCTCCCCATCCTTTATTCTCAATAAAAGATGGAGGAGACGGCTGGGGAAAAAAAGACAATATATCATCAAGGACATCAAAATCTAGTGCACAAACACTAGACTCCAAATAATCATCATCAGATATATTATTATCACTCTCTAAAAGAAACGCCATAATGCTATCAAAAACATATGGAAAATCTTCAAGAGTCTCCAGGTCCAATATCTCATCTGGACCCGGATTCTCCTCCACACCAACCAGAAATGGAGCTGGAGGTACATATTGATATAAGTCACAAACTCTCATATTGGCTAAAGTTCCCTCTAAAACAACAGCCAAAGCTTGTGGTATAAGAGAAAAGTGCACCTCACAACAACTATTATGCACTTTAAAGAAATCATCTTTAGTAAGTACTGTCATATACAAGCCAGGAATCTCATTCCCTACAGCTGGTACATTGGCACTAACTACTAAAGCAGATACCACTCTCTCACAAACAATGCGTTGTTCTTCTTCAAACTCATAAGAAAAAGAACAAAACATCATTTGCGTCAAATTGGGATCCAATAAAGCCTCTTCAAGCGACATTGGAGAATTTTGCGGCCCTGGATTGGTCTCAATACCAACCAAAGGCGGGGGGGGCGGGTAATATTCAGCACAAGAATCACAAAGACTCTTGCGCTTCAGGCACAAAGAGCAACCAATTACCCACCCCTTCTCGTCAAATCGAACTTCTCTCGACTTAAGACGCTTCTCAACCGTTCCTTTAAAATACAAAGGAACAAGACAAGGAGATGGATCTTCCAAATAAACATAATACAAAGTACGTATCTTGTTTTCTGGAATAAATATATGATCTGCCAGATCAAACCTATCACTAGGCTCAATCTCATTCATATACAATACTGAACTCCCTAGTTCATAAATGTTGCTGCCAACTGGCAACAACGAACGCTTCCCTTTAGAGTGGGTCGCCATACTCATTACAAGCCCTGAATGTCTTGCTTCATTGGTCGTGTTACTGTTTGATTTAAAGCCAAAATTATTCATAGTGGGATCTAACAGTTCGCGCATAAGCGCCGCGAGTAAAGAAAACCACTGTCATGCGGTTCCACGGGACACTCAATCTCTACAAGCTATTCAAGCACGGATTGATCTGTTTCTGTTCGCGAGGCAGGATTAGTAACACTGGGCTTTAACCTACCATTTACAACTACGTCATCTTAAGTATAAATACATGAACTTCGGATCGACTAAAAACCTTTAGTGGGGTCTTCATCAACAACATCTAATAAAACATCATAAAACAAAACTACAAAAAGCAGCAAGCAATACAATATAAAATTAAAAGATCTCCGAGTGGTCACATAAATGAATTTCGTCCTCGTATTTTCATTCATATATTTCTACAAACAACTCTCTTATTCTATCGTGTCAAGATAGATAATGGAAAACAAATATCAAAATAACAAAATGATATTCAGAATTAGCATTTCAAGCTAAAACTTACAAAACACAATGGGACATTACTGTCCCTGTACGCTCCGACCTACTACGTACATCCTGTACTCAGTTAGATAACTCCTCAAGTTAAATACTGCAAAAACTACAGGCCTACTCCAGCATAAATGCGCTGGCAACAGAGGGGCTTCCTCCTAATGGTAAAAATATATTGTTGTGTAACCCACAACA